CACATAAAGCCTTGTTTTTACAGGGCTTTTTTTGTGGCTAAAAACGGTTGACCAGAAACACCTTTTCATCTATAATTGTAGTTATAGTAGTAAATTAATCGTTAACTCCGGAAAGGTAAATTATGAAAAATCAAAGATTAAGAGCAGTAGGACAATTAGCACTTCTAATAGGTGTTGCAACTGTAGCGGTAGGCGCAGTTCGGTTAGCACTTACTAACATATCATCAGACTTGCTTCCATACATAGCAATGACAGGATTCCTTGGATTTATGTTGTATATCGGCTACAGTATTTGCCTAAGCCAAATCCAATATGAAGATAAACTTAAAGAGATGAATCGCAAGATTGACCAGAAATAATAATACAATTATAATAGTAGTTCAACAATTAATTAAGGGAGCTAACCTTGACAACAGTAAAAATTCGTAATGGCATGTATCGTGGCACTCGTGTCAACGACATGATGTTTACCCTTGTAAAAGATTTCCAAACAGGCGCCAAAGGTAACTTTGTCACTGTTAAAAGTGATGGATTCTTTGGTGACAATGTTCCAGAGAATGTTCGCATTACCGTAGATTCAATTGAGGATGTAGAAATTGCAGGTAGTGCAAAACCTATGAGTATTTCATACTCCGTAGACACAATTAATCGTGATGCAGAAGCACCAGCAGATTTTCAACTACGTGAAACAGGCCCTATTGTAGAGTCTGACGAAGCAGTTATGGCTCGTATTGGCGAACGCTTTGAAATACTACATCAAATGACCCGTGCAGTTATCGCAGGCGATGTCCGTGCAATGATTGTAGTCGGCCCTCCCGGCGTAGGTAAGAGTTATGGTGTTGAATTTGAGCTTGAGAAGTCAGGCTTGTTTGACAAGATTTCTGGCAAGAAGATCAAGTACGAAGTAGTTAAAGGTGCCATGACACCAATCGGTTTGTACACTACACTGTATCGACACAGTGACGCTAATAACGTCTTAGTATTTGACGACTGTGACTCTGTGTTCCAAGACGAATTAGCACTTAACATTCTTAAAGCAGCACTGGATTCTGGTAAGAAGCGTAAGATTCACTGGAATTCGGATAGTGCTATGTTGCGTCGTGAAGGTGTTCCTGATGTATTTGACTTTAAGGGTGGTTGTATCTTTATCACCAACTTGAAGTTTGAGAACATTCAAAGTAAGAAGATGAAAGATCACTTGGATGCACTACAGTCACGCTGTCACTTTTTGGACTTGACTCTTAACACTATGCGTGATAAGTATTTGCGTATCAAGCAAATCTTTAGTCAAGGACAGTTGTTTAACGACTATGACTTTACTCCAGAGCAAGGTGATGAGATCCTAGCGTTTATGGACGAGAACAAGGACAAGCTACGTGAGATGTCGTTGCGTATGGCACTCAAACTAGCAGACTTGACCAAAGTATCGGGTATGAACTGGAAAGCTCTTGCTCGTAGCACTTGTATGAAGAACTCATAATATGAATATCAGCGTAGACTTCGACGAAACTTACACAAGAGATCCTATCTTGTGGGACGAGTTTGTTAATCGTGCATTGGAACGTGGGCACACAGTATATTGCATTACAGCAAGACCGCCTACACCGATTAACCAACACGAAGTCTACGGCAGTATCGGTCGTATAATTGGCAACGATAACTGCTTGTTTACTGACTGTATGGCCAAGGCCAAATTTGCCGCGGATCGTGGTGTACATATTGATGTTTGGATTGATGACTTACCCAGTAATGTAGATCACAATAAGAAACTTTTTGCTGATTTCAAAAATACAGACTGGCCTTATTAACTAGGTAAGTATGATGGTAGCTCCTGGACTGTTCTTTAACAGTCCATTTTACCAGGTGCCCTTAAACAGGCACCTGTTTTTTTCTTAAATACTGTATGCAAATTCTTTTTAGCGACAATACTCAAATACCAATTAAGCTAAACAATTCTCCAGTTCAAGATACTCTTTTATCGACATATAAACATTTACAGCATGTTCCTCTAAATTTTCTTGGACCAGATTATCCAGGCCGGTTTATTGGAGCCAAGTTAGAAGATATAGTTGATCGAGTAATTGAGTATGCTCAAAAATTATCAATTGAAGTGGATCGAGACCGGTGCTTATCTAGGTCGCAAGAGTATTTTAATGATCTACATGTAATATACGAAAAAAATTACAACGGTGATCCTGCATGGCTAATGTATCACGAATATATCCATCTATGTGAATACTTTATTTTAGGTGTCTTGGAAAATCGCATGGATATAAATTATCGTGAAAAAAGCGGTCTTCTTGTAAAACCATTTAACATGGACTGGATGAAGGCAGCAAAAACTCAAGTTCGCACAGGCGATGTTTTTATACATTGGACAGAGTTAGGTAAGATGCCTTATCTCTATTGGCTACATAATGAGCCTAATGATATACAAAGAATGTGCGAGTTAGCTAAACCGTGGAGAACTTTTCAATCCAAATTATCAGTTGCATTAAGCGATAGAGATTATTTAGAAGATAAACGTATAGATGAATTTAATGCTTGGTGGGAAAACTATAGTGAAGAATGGTGCAAGCATTGGAACATTCCTAAATGGACATTAGAAGATCAATATTCTATTATTGTAGTTGGTAGAATTGAACCAATTGAGCCGCTGGTTAAATTACTTAAAAATCAAATATATCCAATAAAGGTCCAACTTTGATTGCACTACTTGACTAAAGAGTGTATAATATAACGATGCGAACAGCCACAATCGTAATCAAAGACGAAGTTAATATCAAGATAGAAGGTCTTGAGTTAGATGCACGAAAGAAATTAGTGCAAACTTTCAAGTACGAAATACCCGGAGCCCGTTATCAACCAGCAGTTCGGCTTGGCCGTTGGGATGGCAAGGTAGCATACTTTCAGTTGGGCGGCAGCACTTACACAAACTTGTTGCCAGAAATTATTCCTATTCTAGAAAACTTTAATTACGATATTGAGCTAGATGATCAACGTGATTATTCTACTACATTTGACTTTGATCAGATAAAAGAAGATACATTTGCACACAAAGTATGGCCTAAAACGCATCCGATGGCAGGGCAACCTATCATGTTGCGTGATTACCAAGTAGAAATTGTTAATAACTTTCTTAAAAATCCGCAGTGCTTACAAGAAGTAGCAACAGGTGCAGGTAAAACATTAATGACAGCGGCTTTAAGTGCCAGTGTAGAAAAGTATGGACGTAGTATTGTTATTGTTCCGAATAAATCATTAGTGACACAAACAGAAGCAGACTACCTCAACTTAGGATTAGATGTAGGTGTTTACTTTGGCGACCGCAAGGATGTGGGCAAGACGCATACTATTTGTACTTGGCAAAGTCTTAACGTATTAATGAAGAATACTAAAGCCGGGACAGGCGATGTCACTATAGGTGATTTCATCGAAGACGTATGTTGTGTTATTGTTGACGAAGTACATATGGCCAAAGCAGACGCTCTTAAAGGACTTCTTACTGGAATAATGAGTCGTGTGCCTATTCGTTGGGGCTTAACTGGCACAGTTCCTAAAGAAGATTATGAATACAAAGCATTACTATGCAGTATCGGTCCAGTTATTAGTCAATTAAGTGCCAGCGAATTACAAGATCGTGGCGTATTAGCACAATGTCACGTGAATATTGTGCAGTTGGTTGATCACGTAGAATATAAAGACTATCAATCAGAATTAAAATACTTGTTAGAAGAAAACGGTCGATTAGATACAATGGCCGAATTAATTAAGCAAGTTAATCTAACAGGCAATACCTTAGTGCTTGTAGATCGTATTGCTCCTGGGCACGCATTAGTAGAACGCTTAGGTGATAAGGCTGTGTTTGTATCTGGAGCAACTAAAGGAAAGGTTAGACAAGATGAGTATGATGAAGTTGCAACAAGTAGTGATAAGATTATTGTGGCTACCTATGGTATTGCTGCTGTGGGCATTAATATCCCTCGCATTTTTAATCTTGTGCTTATTGAGCCTGGTAAGTCCTTTGTTCGAGTCATACAATCGATCGGTCGTGGCATACGCAAGGCGGAGGACAAAGATTTCGTCCAAATCTGGGACGTGACTAGCACTTGTAAGTTTGCTAAACGACACTTAACTAAGCGTAAACAGTTTTACAAAGAAGCAAATTATCCATTTACACAAGAAAAACTTGAATGGATGAAGATAAAATAGTTGACTTTTGACTATAAAATCTATATTATAACAATATGCGAATACTCACCCTACAAAATGAACCATTTGATTTAGATCATCTACCCGAAGAGGTTGATGATATGCGTTTTGCTATTCTCGATAATAGTAATCCAGCAGAGCCCGACTATCATTATATTCCATTAATCTTCTTAGAAAGTTTTAATGCGCCGGCACTAGTATTACGTATCGGAGAACATCGTCTTCGCATGCCTGTTGATTGGCAAATTTTAATTGGAGAACCTGACCTAGGAGACCTAGAAGTTTTGCCTTTAACATCAATTAACGATCGTGGCTTCAAAGCATTTCAGTTTAATCCGTTAAGTAGTTTTAGACCTAGCTTTTTAGATATTGAAATTGTGGATGTCTATCAAGAAGTTGCTTGGTATGCTCCTAAATTAAAGAATGGTCAAATGCTGTGTGTGCCACTAGGCAACGAAGAGAAACCAGACTGTATCTATTTTGTTAAAGATATTAGTCGCAATTGTGAAGTAATAGATTACAATAAGGCATGGTAATATGGAAAATAAAAATCAATATAATCAACCTGGATCAAGCGGAACGGTTCCGGTCACACAACCGCAACAAGTAATAACTCGTACTTCAACAGATATTAAAATACAACAACTAGAAGATCAGATTGCTAATCAACACCAATTAATTGTAAAATTACGTAGAGATATCGGACGTTTAAAAGGCGATATTAGTGACATTGTGACAATGATAAAAAATCGTGGATAAGTTAAGCATTAACAACGAAATGGCTATGTTTGACCAGAAGAACAGAGAGTTCTACGATAGTCTTACGCCCGAAGAAAAGAAAAAGTTTAGTAATTTTCTCATGATTCGTTATGGGTCAAGCGTTCAAGGTAGCGCAGATTTACAGCATTTTTATCTAGTTTCAACCAATGAACGTCTTAACAAACATTTTTTTGCCATAAACAAACACCCAAAATTGCAGTGGTTGTGTGCTACTACAGTAAGTCCAGGAATGGGCACGTTTCGGCATAACTGGATTGCTCCTAAGAAAAAAGAAGCAGGTGAGTCAGCAATTAAAAAACAGTTAATGGAAATATATCCTAATATGAAGGATGACGAGATTGACCTAATGGCCAAGATTAATACTAAAAAAGATATTGATGCTTACTTAAAATCATCAGGACAGGAAGTTAAAAAATGATTTGGAATCCGTTTAAAAAAGATGAATCTAAGGATACACCAGTAGCGTTTGAGGGCGTAGTTTTTGTTGACCCAGATGGAAAACGATACGATTACAAACCAACAAAGACCATTTCACCACACGATGCGGCTATGCTAATACCGTTGTTTATGGAACCCAGAATGCACGGCGATAGATTTACATACATTCGTAAACATAATCTAGAAAAACATTTTAAATTAATTAAACCCGAAGAAGAAGAATGACATATACCTGTCAGTATTGTAAGAAGGGCTTTATAAAAGAGTCTAGTCTTGCGGTGCATTCATGCGAACCGCGTCGTCGCCGCATGGAAAAAGATGAAGCAGGTGTGCGTTTAGGATTTCAAGCATACATTAAGTTCTATGAACTAACACAAGGTTCGGCTAAGTTAAAAACATTTGATGACTTTGCTGATAGTCCTTACTATAAGGCATTTGTAAAGTTTGGACGTTATTGTGTAGACGTTAAAGCAATTAATCCAGCACGCTTTACTGAATGGGTTCTTAAACAAAACAAGAAACTCGACCACTGGGCTAAGGATAGTGTTTATAGTGAATACTTAATGGAGTATTTAAAAGTAGAAAACGTCAACGATGCACTAGCTCGTGCTATTGAGTTTAGCATCGACTGGTCAGAGAAACATGGTCATCCGGCACACGATTGTTTACGTTATGGTAATAGTAATGCAATGGCATACGCTGTTAACACCGGTAGGATCAGTCCCTGGGTAATTTATAATTGTGAATCAGGACAAAAGTTTTTATCGGAGTTAGACGAAACACAAATTGCTATGGTATGGCCCTATATTGACGCAGACTTTTGGATGCGTAAGTTTAAAGACTATCCAGCAGATCAAGAGTATGCAAAAGAAATGTTATCAAAGGCAGGGTGGTAATGTCAGCAGATATTGATTTAGACTTAGCAGATAGAAACATACTGCTTGGATTAATCGACGCAGTTCCTGCACGACAACTTACACAAGGACAGGTTCGTAAACACAACTCTGGTGTGTATGTGACAGATATTCCTTATGATCCTATAAACGAGTGTGCGGCAATAACATACGAAGAAGCTGAACAGCGTGGCTACTTTAAGATTGACTTGCTTAACATGTCGGTATATCAATTAATCAAAAGCCCTGAACACTATCAAGAGATGTTATCAAAAGAACCCAATTGGTCACGCTTATGGACAGATCCAGAGTGGGCAAAAAAATTAGTACACGTAGGAAATTATACAGATTTACTTGCCGCAATGAAACCAGATAGTATTACAAGAATGGCAGCTTTTATTGCTATTATTCGTCCCGGTAAGGCACACTTACAAAATAAGCCTTGGACTGAAGTATTTGCATCTGTTTGGGATGGGGATGATAGTAAAGGTTTTGTTTTTAAACACAGCCACAGTATAAGTTATGCGGCATTGGTTGCACTACATATGAATTTAATCGATTCTACGAACTAATGTTATTGATTTACGCTTAGATTTTTTGCGACTTATTTCGCTTAGACTACAAACAGGTCCGTGTAATACTTCTAAATCTTTATTAACAAAAGTACGCAAATATACTTTAAATGGGTCCCACTCGTTTTTAAGGAATATGTTAATGGGTATGCTACGATTGCTTTCCCACCACCAAATATTAGCTAGTTCTAAAAACTTCTTTTTACTTTCTAAATCCTGTATACCGCCAAAGTCGTAAATTGTAGTAATAACATCGTCTTGGTTTTGTACAATACCTACGTATTCTTGAGAGGCGTAGACACAAAGCGTTATAAACGGGTATTTTTCTGCTAATTTTGTAAAAATATCGTTGCTCATGGTCTTGAGATATTTATAACCAAAAAGGCCAACGGTTGCGTAAACGCTAAATATAGTGTATGTATTCAACCCAAGTTTATCTCTATCAGCAAATGACTCGCGTATTGATGATGGATACAAGTGCGGGCGAAACTTTTATCTATAGGTATGATCCTGTGTACGCAAAACGACTAACAATTAACAAAGGCGTTGACAA